TCATTTGCAGCACAGAATCCACGTACATCAGGGGCAGTGAACTCTTTACCATAATTACTTCTCAACCCATCAACAATTTCTTTCTCAGTCATTTTGATTTCAAATAATGCCATGATGTGTTTGTTTCTATGATACTATTATAGAAACAAAAAGGGGTTTTTAAACCCCACATGTGCCAGTTTGTTTATTGTCACGCGTCTGGAGAGATTTGAACTCCCGCCCATCTGATCCGTAGTCAGATGCTCTAATCCACTGAGCTACAGACGCAATTATATACCTTGATCTTTTTGTCGTTGAAAGAATTCCTTCATAGATGATTGTAATTGACCATCATTTTCCTGTGGATCTAGTTTATCATATCCCTTCATCTTCTTCCAGTTACTATACAATGCACCTAATATCCATGACTGAGATAAACTCTTAGGTCCATTCTCAAGTAATTCAAGATGTTTTTTGTTACTAGTATAACCTTTGTATTCTTCTCTCCAGTTGGAGTCATCATAAAGTTTAGTTGTCATAGGTATAAGTCTTCCCCTTAATACGAGTGTCATTTTCTCCAGTTCTGCCTGGTCTCATTTTACCAAGCTTGATATTTTTTTTAGGCAGTCCTCCCTTTCTTGTTCTCTTTAAAGTAGCACCTCCACCACCTTTGGTCTGAGTTATAACAGCATCCTGTCCATACTTCTTCCCTAATGATTTAACTGCTTTCTTAAACTTTCTCTTACCCATCTTACCAGAAGTCACAACATGACTTCTTTCCTTTACTTTTCTTTCTTTACCAGTCTTATCATCTTTCTCAGTGTATCTACCAGTTACCTTAGTTGCACCCTTACCAAACTTACCACGTATATCCTTATCTAATTTCTTAGCTCTTGCTCTGTTCTCTTTACTGGACTTGTCTCCTCTACTTCCTGAAAGGACTGCCACTCCTCCCTTGTCGTGTTTGGATTTAATTCTAGACAGACTGCTCTCATCTAGACAAGAACATTCTACCATAAATTCTGAAAATGTCTTCATGCTGGTCCTTGCCCCCAAGAATAGTTATTAATCACATCCCTATACGTTTTATTTGATTTAGATTTTACATCAGGAGTTCTAATGAAAACCTTTACTCCAGTATTGGGAGGTTGATCTAACTGTTTTGGAGTAAGATTTGCAATCTTAGCATCTTTTTTAAACTTTTTAAAGTTCTTCATGCTACTAGTGAAACAAATTCTCCTAACACCTTTTTATTTAGCTTCTTTGTCTTTAGTGACTTTACAAAAGCATTTTTAATTTGACCTTTTGTTGCGCCATCCTTTACTTCAAACTCAGTGTCATCTGCAAGAGCACTAGATGAAAGACCAAAGTATGCATTATAACCACTGCTAGTGATAGTAAAGGTCTTTAGTTTTCTCCAATCCTTCATGCACTTCTCATAGTCAGCAGGATCATCACAATATCTTCTTAGGATATTACTTCCTTCTCTTGGAGGAAGAACCCTTATGCCTATAAAATTGAATGAAGGAAACTTATCTTGTAGATTCTTAATAATAGCTTCAGTAAATTGCCACCAAGAATAACCAAACCTATAAACTTTACCCAAAGATCTATCTCTTAAAGAACAATGATTGGGATTAATACCCCTCACTCCCATCTTCCACTCATCACTATTAAAGTAATCCTTTACCATAACATGATAGGGCATAGAATTTGCTTCACCATCAGTCAAGACAATACACTGAACCTTCTCTACATTATTATCTTTCTGAAATTTAGGAAGAAGTTTATGAAGAGTAATAAGTGCTTCATTTAATGGTGTTCCTGATAAACATAGTCTAGTAGGATAACTATATCTACTACCATAGTAATTAGAAAATACACTAGCAATCCTCCATATGTTTTTTAATTGATATTCCAACTCATTAGTTCTCACATTACTAGTAAAGAGATTCATTAAAGAAAAATCTTCTTCAACTTGTAAGTTATATTCTTTAGGTTCATATGGTAACTCATTATCAATTGGATTCCACTGACCAGTGGCATCTTGCTCTCTTCTCTTCCACTCATTAGTAAAAGCATACACATCAAATGGAATAGATACTTTCTTACAAAACCATATAAGATTATAAAGTTGCTTTACAGTATCAAGCATTTCTCTAGACATGGAACCAGACCAATCAAGAATAAAAACTAGTCCATGATTCTTACCATCAGGTAAAACAGTTACCTTCTTAAATAAATCATCATTAAACTTATAGGTATGAAGTTTAGAAGTATCTAAGACACCAGTTCTACTAGTAGCAGCTCTAGAATATGCACTAGCAGCTTTTTTACACTCAAACTCCTTGACAAGATATGATACTTCCTTCTGAGCATCTCTTTTAAACTGATTGTACTCTGCATCTACTTCTTCAAATAAATTTACTTTCTTATCTGTATGCTCCTGAATAAAGTCTGTCTGCTGTTTCCATGACCTATCAATCTCTTTATGAATGTCTTCATTAGAAGCAATGATAGCGTCTAAATTTAAATCAGGAACTTCAAGATAAACATTCTCAGTAGCATTCTCTCTTACCAAGTCTTGAAGATGACTTTCTAATGACTCAGCAGTTTGAACTTCTGGTTCTTTTTCTTCTCTTGCTTCTGGTGGAGCAGGTTGAGCATCAGGTGTCTCATCATCCACTTCTTGACTATCTACTTCTTCAGTTTCTAGATCTGATGAATTGTCAGGAACATCCATCTCACCACCATCATCACCTTCTTTATTCTTTTGCGTTTGCTGTTCTTGATTCACTTCATCCTTACAATACTCATATAAAATTTTTGCTGCTTCTTTTGCTTCCTTGAAGGTTTCACACTTACCAATCATCTCAACAATCTTAGTCTCAGCATCTGTAAAAGGAACATCAAGGAATGTGCCTACCTTATAGTGTAGATTAACCCTATCAGCAAGATTAAGAA